GTAATAAGTATCCATTCTAACAGTGGTGGAGTGAAACCTCAGTGAGGAAAATTCGTCCACCCTGGTCTTTGAGCAGGATGTATTCAATTGGCTGGAGTCAGCGTATAAAATTGCACAGTTTATGTCATATGCGTGACAGTAAGTTTTTACCATTTGGCAGGGGCCAAAATGGTATCGGAAACAGGAAAATACCAATCTCCGGTTGGCAGTCCGCTCGTAAGCGTCATGGGCGGAATACCGCGCCATCCGACCACCGAGAAGTCTTCTCCAGCAGCACAAGAAATGCGCGACATGAATCGGAGAGCCTGACCACCCCCGTTATCTTGGGGGATGAAGGAAGTCGTGATGACAGTAGCTTGGCGGGGCAGCGTTTCGTTCCTGTTCGTGTTCGTCGTATACTGACCTTGTTCAACATAGAACCGGTTAGCATTGTATGACGGAACTTCGATCTGAATCTCAGAAGCAGCCTCGCGGCTCGTGATGTACTGCATGCCCTCAAGACCGATAGCTTCCGTCTCCGTGCATGTCAACTCAGTGATCTGCGTGGGATCGGCGGAGTAAGCCGCCGGTGAGTATCGCAAACCGAGCCGTGAAGCCAAGAAAGTTTGTGCTCGCCGAATCGTGGTGCCCAGCGTAAAACCGGGTTGACTCTGTGAAGTCGTAACGGCATAACGCGTGGCACCTTTAAAGCCAGCAAAAGGCGTGCGCAAGTAAGCGAGGGGCGTCGTGTTGTACGGATTGAAAAACGTGGGCCCATCGGTTGCAGATCCGAAACTCGTGGACTCACCATAGTAACCAGGATACTGGGGAAGAACAATCTGTCTACCCAGGACTTGGCCAGTGATGGCGGATTCATTCGACCGCGCGATACAGAGTTCACTGTAACGCTTGGCGAGGACCCGAAGAGAACGCACAGGATCACCAAAGTAGATCTGCGAGTAACAATCATGCGTGTCGGTGTCGAAGAGTTCAATTTCCTCAACACCAGTCTCCGCCATAGCACCAACATTGGCCTCACCGACTCCGGATTGGGGTTCAAACTCCTTGGTGTTCAGCTCCAGAGGCTCCGGTTGTTCGGCCTTGGAGGGCCCCTCGAGGAGCACTCGGCACCCAAATTGTTCGGGTATGTGGGTCTGAGGAACATGATGTCGCGCCCTTGCGGGTTAACGAACTCAATATCAGGAGCACCTCGCATCCACATGAGGACTTGAATGTCTCCGACTGACTCAGTGGAACGCAACGGATTCTGTACGTAAAGCGACAGAGTGCCATTGCAAGAGTTGTCGGAGTAGAGGCCAAATGGCCCAGTGTTGAGAAAGCCTTGAGAACTCGCCCACGGCACTGTAACCGTGTACTCCATGCCGTCAGAAATGTCGACAATGCGTGAATACGCGGTGTTGGTGTCAGTGGAATTGGCGAGACCCTGATTGGG